ACAAGAACAAACTGCAAACGGATAAAAGAATATGGCAGAAGCAACCTTAAATGACGTCAGTGCTAAACTCAGTACGTCAGCCGCACTGGAAGAAGTAACAGCTAGAGGAGTTGAAGGTCTTAGAAAAGATTTTCAAAAACTATACGGTCTTCAAGAAAAACTTTTGCGACAACTTGCAGAAGCAGCACGTGAAGGTGGGGCTTCTGGTGGAGATGATGGTGACGGTGCTCCTGCAGCTGCCGATCCAGAGAAAAAAATGAACCCATTTTTTGCTGCGGCAATTGTTGCCGCAGTTGCTGTGTTTACTGCAGTCAAAGATTACTTTGGTAAATTAAGTAAAATGTTGAAACTTTTGTTTAAAGGTGTCAGCAAAGTATTCAAAGGGTTTTTGAAAATAAGCAGAATCGGTGAATATGCTTCTGATATCGCAAAAAGTGTGAGAGGTAGCATCAAAGCAGTATTTGCCGTGATGGGTAAAGCATTAAAAACTTTGGTGCCAGATGGGGAGTTTATTAAGGATGCTTTTAAAGGTGTTAAAGGATTTTTCAGAAACATAAAGACACTAGTTACTAGCGGTGCTGATGACTTTTTAAAATTCTTCACAGAAAGTAGTCCCTTCAAATTCTTGAAAAACGGTTTTAATTCTATCAAGCAATTTATATTCGGTTCTTTCGGCGGAGATGATGTTAAAGGTATCAAGTCTTTCGCTAGTGGTATCATGCAAAAAGTATCAGACTTTTTTAAACCAATTAGAACTTTCTTTTCCGCAGATGGTCCGATTGCTGGTGTTGTGAAGTTTATAAGAGGAGCATTTTCCTTTGCCTCAGAAGGCAGTGGATTCATGAAAATGCTTACTGGTATTGGTAGAGTAATCGGTAAACTTGCTTGGCCAATCACAGTCATTATGTCTATCATCGATGGTATCACTGGAGCATTCAAAGGTTTTGTAAACACAGATGGATCGGTTCCAAAAAAATTATTTATGGGTCTGATTGGTGGTATCTCGGGTGTATTTGAAGGACTAATTGGTGTGCCTCTTGATTTGCTAAAGAGTGCTGTGTCTTGGATCCTTGGAAAAATGGGATTTGAAAATGCTGAAAAGTTTTTAGATAGTTTTAGTTTTGCTGATCTAATTCGTGATATCGTTATGTCTCCAATTGTAATGATAAAACGTGCATTCAATGGTCTTATTGATATGATTGCAGATGCTATCTTATCATTTGATAGTGTATTATTTGACACATCTGGAATAGCTGACACTGTTAGAGGATTCAAATTTGATGATACTGGTGAGTCACGAACTGAAATGGTTGCTCGTAAAAAGCAAGACGATAAAGAAGCAGGGGAAGCATTAGATAAGTTTGAAGCGGACGAAAAAGGATTTGGACCTAAAAAATATAAATCTAGAAAACAAGCACAGATTGCTGCTAAGAAACAGGGACTGCTTATGTCTTCTGTTGCTCAAGATGATGAAGGAAATTTCAGAGTCGTAAATAAAGGTAAAGGTGGACCTCAAGAAATTAAACCAGGACAAATGTCTGGCAAGTCAGCAAAGTTTGTAGGTGATGATTTAGCACCTGCTCCTGCAACAATGCCAGGAGGCGCACCGATTGTCGTTCAGGATAATTCATCTCAAGTTAGTGGCGGTGGTACAGTATTGGCAGGAGAAACCCGACCATCCACTGGGAATGGTCAGGCAATGAAAACAGGTTTTGTTTCTGGTGTTGGTGGATAACTTAGTCTTCGTTTGCCAACTTAGCAAAATAAGACATAGTATCGTCACCATCCATAGTATCAGCAGTGATTGGTTCCTGAACAGGAGTTGGCATAGGTGTTGCTACAGGTTCATTCATCATAGATTCCTGCGCCATAGTAGGTGCACCCATCTGTTCCTGTTCACCAAGAACACGCATCAACTTTGCTTTTAGTTCATCATAAGACTTATAGTTCTTAGGATCGTTGAATTCACTCAGCTCATGCAAACCATTAAAGACGGATTCAAGTTTAGAATCGTCGCCTTCCATTAGTGGTGATGCACTAGCGAACTCAGACTTATCGTAGTTACGATATCCCTCTACATTACGAATCTTCAATTTGAAGTCGGCACCTTCCCACATATCAAATGGGTTTACAGGTGTTTCATCGGCAAAAGACGGTTGCATAACATCCATCAATTTATCAAAGATCTTCTTACCAAACTTGTAAAGCATAACCTTACCTTCATTGTGCGGTGCAGAAGGATCAGAAACAACTAGCACATTCGTTACATAGTGTAGACGACGTTTTTGTGCACGAGCAGTTTCTTTATCTGCATCATTACCAGAGTTCCATAGGCGACTGTTTAGTTCACCGACTGGATCTGGTTGACCAATAGAGGTAAGAGAGTTTTCGATATACCACTGACCAGTTGGACCTTTGAATCCATGATCCCAATAACGTACCCACGGAAGGTCTTGTCCTTCTGTTGCTGGCAGGAATCGTAGTACGGCATAACCATTACCTGCTTTATCAACAGTTGGTTTCCAGATACGTTCATCGGCATAAGACTTCTTTTCAGTAGTCCCACCCCCTGCTTGTTCTGCTGCTTGTACGAGTTTTGAGATTTGATCGCGATTGCGTTTTAGGTTTTCGAATGACATATATTTATCCTTTGTATGTACTGAAATATTGCTGAAATATAATTATATCATATTCACGATATAAAGTAAACTTATTTATACCACTTTTATTCAAATAATGCTGAATCAATGGTATTAGTTTGCGGAAGGAAGTTGAGACCCATTGCTTCTGCCTCTAACTTATCTTTTATTATTGGCGAGATAAACTTCTTGACATCTTCTGGGTCAATATCGTTTTTCTCACATAACAATAGGATTGCTTCCATATATCCTATTGACTTTTCAACGACCTCGTGTTCTACGAGTTTTGAAAATCTGCTTTTGTTTAAAAAGTTTTCTTCTACTTGATTACTCATTTATCGAATGCTTTCAATATGATTGTATCTTTGTTGATTCTTCCATTAGGAATAGAAGATTTAGTAGTTAGTTCAGACCATGCTTTGCCGATCTGATTAGGAGTCTTTTTCAAGACGATACCAAGAAACTCATCTGGTTTCCGAAGTTTAACTATGCGACTGTTTACACCATCGAAGTTTTTAATCGTTGAACCACTAATCTCAAATCCTTGAGCAGACTGAGTAAGATACTCAGTGATCTGTTTAGTTTTAGTGTTGAACACATACAAACGAATCTTACCGACTATCTGAATAGGAGGTATAGAAACCAACTTGAAGTCGTTATCTTGAGTCTTGTACTTAACATGACGAACTTGCCTATCAGCAGTCTTCGGTGCTTTTACTTTAGTCTTCCGAGTTGCTTTAGCAGCAGAAGTGATACGATCAAGATCAGCGATCATACTTTCACATGATTTAAGTCGGCGATTGAGTTCAGGTCTTTTCAAGAAAGAATAACCTTCAACGGCATCAGGACATGACTTGTTGTAGGCATCTGAATAATCAAGTAACCATCCCTCAACCACCTCACGAACTGGTTTTGTTGCAGAAGCACCCAGTCCATGTTTCTTGAATAGAGCATATATATCAAGAGAAGTTTTTTCACCCTCCATCCAAGAATCTTCTAGATCTAACAAATCTTGCATGATAGTGTTAGATATTTTATTTTGTAATCTCTGCATCGGAGACAATGAAACTATACGATCAGAATCTTTTCTTTGAGATTCTTTCTCAAACCATAGGTCTTTCCCCATGATAACGAGTTTGTGTATGTAACCATGTAGAGCACCTTTCCAATAATCTACACGTTCATTGCTCTCATTAGAGTTAATCAGGAACGCTGCAGTTGCACAGTGCCAAGTTGCCATAGTGAACTTGTAGTCAGGAACAGCATTAAGATACTTCATTTGCTCCTTATCCAACTGTGTCTTAGCATAAGACTTGAACGAACTGATCAAATCTTTGCGCTCTACTTCCGTATGAAAAAATGAATGAACAGCATCAAGTCCCTTTGCAAAAGGTGCTCCTGTTACTCCAGAACGACGTGCTACAACTTTTTTCTTTTTACGAACTGCCATGATTAACTCCTATGAAATATGACTCTCTCCATATATTATATCATACTTTTATATGGAAGTAAAGCATTAATTTCGTTTTTTTTTAAATTAATTTAATATTTCTCGAGTTTCTTGTTCTATATCATCAAGTAAATCATTATAAAACTCCCACTGGATATCATCCCAGAAGTCTTCTGCCTCTTCTGTTTTCCAATTACCTTCTTCTTCATCCCACTGACCATCAAGTTCAGAAAACTTATCTTGAGCACGTTCAATAATATTTTCCCAATCAATCATCTCATCTTCAATAAGTCTATTACCTTTCCATATCTGTATGCCAATGAAATTAGGAAACTCATCTTCATAAGTTGATATGGTCAAGAAATTATTACAGACATCATATAATTCATCAATGACTTTTTTGATACCTTCGGAGGGACTATCCCAAGCAGAAGTAATTTGAAACTGGTCATTATCCATGTCATCAAAGTAGTTCCACTTGGCACCAGTATTATCTACATTCCAAGATCGAGTTTCAAGCAACTCGTATGGCGTTTCTTTTGAAACGAACATATCAGAAAACCATTTATAGTCTTGATCATCTCGAACGTTTGCATATAATTCATTTAATCTTAAAATTGCTGCTTCGTTCAAACCTTCAAAACGAACAGTTGTAGTGACATGATTTGGCATTACCCTCTCCTCATTCTTGCTATCTCTTTAGCATCATTACTATCTTTACGAACTGGAACCATATTACTTTTATGCAATGTACCGATCCCTGCAAGTTCATCGCCAGTATATTGTTTCGCAACTCTCTTAAACCCATTACCAACAAAATCTGATGTAGGTGCAACTCTTTCGACGTGATAGTCAGGTATAGACACTCTGTAGTTTGTTTTTGCATATCCAACCTTCTTCAGCAACTTCGCCATCTTGCGTTCTTCTTCACGAATCGCTTCCGTCTTTTTGCCTGATTTACGTTTACGAGTATTGAGCGAGGTCATTCCTCTAACCAGATGCATCGTCATAATAGTGTCCTTTTCTTTCCATCTCATCACATCTTTTCTTAAGATATAACATAACAAAATATTCGGTACATGAGAAGTGATCATCTTTAGTATTATCAATCGGTAATTTCTTTTGGTTAAGTTTTTCTATCTCACCTTGAAATACGCGATATGCTTGTACTCTATCACTACTCATGCTTGGAATCATTATATCATACTTTCTATGAAAAGTAAAGGATTAACTATCTAGTGCTTCGGCAATACGTTCAATTTCGTTTACCTTCGCGTCGTTTGCTGCATCAACCTTTTCGTCAAGTGCTCTCCATGCTTTAGTTGCACTGACTTTATTCATGAGTGCTTCGTTAGATGCAACTCGTGTTTTGATCATCTGCATAGCAAGTTCATTTTTATATTCAAGAAGAACATAAGAACGATACTGTGTACCATTCTGAACAATGCTTTGCTCTTTTACAGTATAACCAGCAACGTCAGCATCTGCAATCAGATTAGTAGTTGCCTGTTCAAACTCATTGACAACTGATGAATCAAAGTCGGTAGAACCCAAACGTTGCTTAAACATTTTCAACTGAGAGCGGAGTCGTGAATCTACACGATCTGCAAGAGTAGTTTTCGCGGATAAGATAGCAATATCAACTGACAGTTGTAAGTCAGGTGTTTGAGCAGTACCAACGGCATAGACCGCAGTATCATCGGAAGGTGGTTTCTCAAACCATGCTGGCATCAACGAGATCTGAGTCTCAACCTGCTTTGTTTGATATTCAAATGCTTTTGCCGAAATAACTTCGGGTGGCATATCTTTACTACAAGCACCCAGTACAAGTGCGGCAGTTGTTAACATAATAAAATTTTTCATAGACTTTGCAACCTTTCTATCATTGCGTCACGAACACCTGAATCAATAAAGAGTGTTAATATCTCAGGATAAAACATTAACACTAAAACGCCAGAGGCGAATCCTACTAAAAAACTAAACATTACAAAATTCCCATACTAATGATTGCAGATATAACCTGACCCATTTCGTGTCCTTCAGGTTTATACTCATCACAGTCTGTCCCAAACAATAGTTTACTCAAACAAGTTTGTACTGGAACATAGTGTGTACGATTGACAACTTCTTGCGGTGGGGTTGTGCAAATATATTCTTGCTTAGAAGTAACCATTTCGGTTCCTTTGTATTCAGTAATCTGAACATATTTGCAATCTTGACCACCTGCATGAGCATTAGTTCCAATCATTATCCATAGCAACGGTGTCCCGCATCGCATTACCATAATATTTCTCCGCATACTGTGGAGCATCAGTCCACGCATTAATGTTAGTATTGTCATACATATATGATTGAGTTTCAGTCTTACGAACACGTTGGTTTCGTGCAAGTTTTTTAGCAAACTTTTTAGAATGACGACGGATAACTGCTAAACGTTGTTTTTGCGTCATCTCTTTAGTGATATTCATTTGTGCCATTATATAACTCCTCGAAAAAATATGACTTGCATATATTATATCATACTTTTAGAAAGAAGTAAAGGAAAAAATGATCTTTTTTTAAATTAATTTACGATTTATAGATTTTTCTTAAATAATCTTCAAACTGATCGACCTTTTCGATGCGATTAGGCCACAAGATGTATTCTTTTTCTGGATTCTTTTTAAGATTTGCTAGCAGAGGTTGAATGGCATTATATAACTTGTCAAGTTTTTCTTGATTACCTAATGCTGCTTGTTCAGCATCTTGTGCAAGTGCCTGAGTTTGTTGAACTGCTTTTAATTCAGTTTCATCTACAGCAGTGAATCCAAAATCAAAAATATCATCGTCAGACATTACCATTCCCTTCTTATAAACGCATATTGAGCAAACAAAACATACCCAATAGCAACCCACAAAAGATTGCCATTGATTCCTGCTTGTGATATCACCCAAGCAAATGGGCAGATAATTAAAAGATCAAATAATTTTACTGATTTTTCGGTCTTATTGCTTGTTTGTAACATACGTATTGGTTTCCAATCGGTGTCGTGATAGGCATGGATTTAGCATTTGGATCTGGGGCACGACATTCAATCTGTTTCCACCAGTTATATCCTTCTGCATTCCACTTCAGTTTTTCGTCTAAAAATTCTCGTTCATTGATTCCAATGACTGTTGCTAATAAAAGTATCCCTATCATTTTTTGTTACTCCGGAAAGTGATGAGGGGATCACCGTTGTCCCCTCGCGAGTCTATTGAGCGACCAACCTTAAATTTAGCAGTGCCAGTATATAATTGCTGGGTGCGTTCTCCTTTTGTGATAAGGGTTTCTAGAGAGGGATTGCCCTTGTTCCCACCTGTATTTATATCTTTTTAGTCGCTACAGGTTTAACAGTGTTTTTACTCACCCGACTATATGGTTCCGACAATGGAGTAAGAGAGAGAGAGGAGTTATAATTACTCTACATTGTCGGAATTCTTTTTGAAAATAACCTCATATCCTGAGACTGATTCTCCAATTTTTTTATTCGTTAAAGCATCAATGCCTGAGTTGTAAAAAGTTAAAACGTGAAGAACCTCTCCGTCCTTCTCATAATACTTTCTCAGATCATTCGCTTCATAAACAGTTCCTTGATTTGCTGTTTCCCAAGTTGCTATCTTATAACCAGGATACTCTATGGAATCGTGTTCTGAAATGAACTTGACCTTCATTATGCAAACTCCTTACCATCTACATAATGTTCCCACTCTGAGTTGAGTGCTTCAAGGTCTGCCGTAGTTTTACAGTCACGGATACGCATACGAGCATATGACTTGCTGGTAATTTCTGCTAACCAGTCTTCAAGACCCATAGAATCCATATAGAATTCATAATCATCAACAGTACAGATACCCATACCTGCCCAATGGTGAAGATCTTCGGTAATAATGCCGATGAACAATCCTGGGGTTGCTGCCATCTCTTTACGAGATGCGTCATTTTTTTCTCTAATGTGTGTTAGCAAATCCATAATAAACTCCTCAATTAAAACTCTCTACCCTTATATTATATCATACTTTTCGATAATAGTAAAGCTTTTTTTTCATTTTTTACCAACTTTTTTCGTTACCACTGATTGTTTTCGGACCTTCTGTAAGTTCTTTGATTCGCTCATATGCCTTATATAAGGACTTTGTTAATTCAGCATTATCTGCTCTCAGATTTGCAATCTCTCTTTCATACGAACCAATCTTAGCACGAAGATAAGGTTTTTCGTAATTTAAATCGGGTTCTACTGTTTTGAAGTCGATGTCTTGATCCATTTGTCATATATCTCCTCTTGTAATCTATATGCTTCTTCTTCCCAAGGAAGTGCCATATATTCGTCAGTTGTACTAAACACAGAAATATACTCTTCACCTTTCCATGCTTTACGAATACCATGGTCTTTTAAGATACCTCTTTCGTGTTGCCGAACGTGAACCATCTCATGAAATATAGCAGTCATGAAATCTTCTTCTATCAAACCTTTTTGAATCTCAAGTTCATGGTTGCCTTTTTCTATGCAACAGTGATAAGCATCAGCATCATCTGGTATGTCTGTGATATTTACTTGTACCGATAGATTTTTCTTACGAGGCATAAGGCACTTAATTGCAAAGTTTACTGCATCATAAACCATTTTGCGTTCTTTGCGAGTGCCACCATCAATACTAATAAACATCATAACTTCCTCCTCCTATTATTATATCATATATTTAAATAAAAGTAAAGTTATTTTTTATCATTTTTCGTATGAACTTCAATCGAAACATTATCTGTGATAGGAAACTTAATCTGATCATGTTTATGGTGAATTACAAATTTAGTCCTAGTCTCTCCATTAGAATATTGCCCTTGATCGCTAAAGTCCTTAAATATGTTTCCCCATAAAGGTCTCCAGTTTTCAGCAAGTCTATGGTTGTTCATATTCCCGCGATCTGAGTTCATAACGAGGTCAGTGTAAGATCGTAGATTGAAATCCATAATAGAATCAAATCCCCACATATGAACAACATCTGCTTTTAATTTAGCAGCGGCATAATACACTGCCATATGACCACAATTGAAATCAGTGTAGTTCGGACAGTAACTTGGTTTCTTAGTGTAAAACTCTTTGATCCGACCTGCGATACGCATATGAAACTGAGGATGTTTCTCACAATATAGTTTAGGTCGCATACCGACAATCCACTCACCAGGAGGCATAGAAACTTCTTGTTTATTAATCGCATGCATCATTTTAAAATCAACGATCATCGTAGCATACTGATCAGGAACTTCAAACGGTGAAAAATTACAAGTTAGTTTCAAACCTTTTCTTGGTGCATTATTATAAAAATCTGCACAATCACCATTACCAATAACATGAACTACTCTAGGCATTTTTAGATATCACCTCTTTTATTTTCATAAGACCACGAATTTTGACTTTACCCTTTGAACCTGTATGGTGCTGAATACTTATAGGTCCAGTATAACCATCTTCATCTGTAGCAAGACGCATCACATTCCACTCAGACGGAATATCATTGATATGCGTGATACGAGTGATAGGGTTA